AAGCTTTGGCCCCTGCGCACTTTAACCTTTGGCCCCTATAAATATATTTGTGCTGAGGCCGGATCATAGTATTACCCGGCCTCAGCCCCCGCCCCCTTGGTTTTTTCTCTAAATTGCCCCTCTCTCTCTAACAAGCCTTTTTTGATAGAAAAAAAAATATTTCCTTAAAATAATGCCTTCCGTTCGCTCGGTTTGTTGGTGTTTCGCCTTAGACTTCACTGGTGAAGTTCCTTCTCTTCAATTGGGAACAAATGTGTCGAGTATGCGATTTGGCAACATGACAAGGTGAGCCACCATCACCGCCGAGGATTTCTGCAGGTCAAGAAGGTGTTTGATGGGTACCATCCGCATCTCGAAGTGATGCGAGCCCCTTCTGCGGATACTGCTCGGGATTATTGTTCGAAAGACGAAACTAGGGTTTCAGGACCCTGGGTCTTTGGAACATTTGTGCCTATGGGTTCGAATAAACGTAAATTGACGGAATTGTTGGATAATTCCGATAATGAAATTGAAGAACCCCAGAAGTACAGACGGGCAATGGCGATGAAGATGACGAAGGAGTCACATCAGTGGGCCCTAGAAAATCCCTTTCCATTTGAATTAAAGGAATGGCAGGAGCGTCTGTTGTCGGACTTTAATTTGAATCCAGATGACCGCACTATTTTCTGGGTTTATGGTCCCACTGGTGGGGAAGGAAAATCCCAGTTTGCCAAATATCTGGGTTTAAATAAAAATTGGCTGTATTTACCTGGGGGTAAGGTAAACGATATGATGTATATGTATTGTAAAACCCCCAGGCGTAATTTAGTAATAGATTATCCTAGATGTAATAAAGATTTTATTAATTATGCATTTTTAGAGATGGTTAAGAATAGGACTGTATATAGTTATAAGTATGAACCTGTGGGATTTATAGATCCCACTTGTAATGTACATGTAGTTGTAATGGCTAATTTCCTCCCTGATTATGAGAGGATTAGCGAAGATCGAATAAAATTAATAGATTTATCTTAATTTATTGTCTCCTTAATAACTATTAATTTGCAAAAAAACTAGGGCCGCGCAGCGGCAATAATAATTAATTTTTATTCTTGAAAATAAGAATGAATGAAATGAAAGAAGATGATATCCGTACATGATGTGGGTCCCACATAACAATAATTAAATAAAGATAAAATATAAATAATTAATATAAATGGGCTCGAATAGTTTAATGGTATTGGGTTGCGGCCCAATAAATTAAAAGTCCACTAGATAAGCGAATATTGACTGGTCAACTCAATAAGGGCATTTTGGTCATTTCATGTGTTAAATTTGTACGACCTTTGGCCCCTGCGCATGTTAGCAAAA